TCTATAGCCGGATGCGCTATCTGTAATGCTCTCCACATTTCAGTCGGGACTCCACCCGACAAGTCTGGCTGTCCATTCTCGCAGGTCTTCTTCTGATCCGTATCGTTCGATAAATCGGGCTTTGCTTGGGTGTCGAGATGTATATTGTGCATTGTCTTCTCCTGCTCTGTGATGAAAAAAACACAGAGGTATAGTTAGTAAGTGCGCGTTCGGTGCAGTCTTACCTGCGATGTGATGAATCTCAGCAGGCGTGGTAACCGACATAGTTTTTTTGCAAACACAGCAACCGATTTCGCGGATGGTGGCCATCCATCGCCGCTCCTCTGCATTTGCGGATCGGCCCTTCATTCCATCTCAGAATGTAAATAGTCAACCGAAACATCAAAGTATGTGCCAATGGATTTCATCGTCTTGTAATTCGAAGACTTTGTGTGTCCATTTAGAATCCGGTGAATAGTCGGTTGGGGAACTCCGGTTTCACGGCTCAAATCACTTTGATTAATGTCTTTTTCGTGCATCAAATTTCTTAATATTTCGTGCTTCATAATATCTCTCAAGAGTTATAGATTCGTTTATCAAATCGAGTCGTGGCCATATTGCTTTGCCACAATTTAAATTCCATTTCTGCTGCGACCATGTTGCTTTTTGCCGCCGCAAGTTTGCCCTTCGCTTTTCCGCGAGCCAGTCGGACATCAAAGACCTGCGGGCTTTCGTCTGCCGCTCGAATCTGCGCGGCATTGGTCTTGCATCCTGCGGCGAGTTCAGCCTGAATCATCACTTGCGCAATGATTTTCTTTTCCTCCGCATCGGCAACGGCAAGCTCGTATTCGGCAGTCTCGATGCCCTGCCCCGCCATCCGCACGTTATGTGCAAAATTTTCTTGATCTTCCATTTTTAATCCTTTGAGTAATTGATATATTGTTTGGGTTTCGAGCCGCGTCTCTCTTTAAATTGCATAGAATCCACATCAAATTCAAACCCGATCTTTCCTTCATACTGTCCGTTACGATTCTTTAAAACCTCAAGGTAACTGTCCCACTGCCGTGCATATTTTTCGTCAAGCTCTTCGCACAACATCTTTGCTTGAGCCACAGCTTCAATCTTTTTCTTATTCTTGAAAATCATAATCACGCCGTCTGCCAGATCTGTAACGGAGCCACTGCCCTTGATGTCATACTTATTCGGCGCGGTGTACTCGCTCTCACCTTTTCTCACGTGAGTGACGAGAAAAATCGTGACGGGAAATGACATTTTGAAATTGACGAGCATCTCAATAAACTTTTGCTGACCCTCGTAATCATCCTGCCGAACCATATTCGTGAGAGAATCAATGACGAACATATTGATACCGTACCTGCGGTATGCGTACTCGAAGCAATCCATGAGATCTTTGGGCTTCGGCGTTAGCTTGTCCACGAACAGCCAAAGATTTGGGGCCAGCCAATTGAGCAAGGCTTTGCGATAGAGTTTTGGCGGTGAGACTACGCCCCCCGCTTGACGCATCATTCGCCCTAAGGTTGCGCGAGCAGGCATCTCCATACTTGCGATCAGAACTTTTTGGCCCTGCTCTACTGCGTTTAGCGCCAACTGTCCGAGCAACAGCGACTTGCCGTGGCCGTTAATGCCGCCCATGAGGTACAGCTCTGAAGGACGGAAGCGAATATCTTCTTCGTCGAGCTTGGCCCATCCAGAACCGAACCCAGCAGTGTCCTCTTCCATGCTGAAAAACTGGTCTAGGTCTTCTTCAAATTCCATAACGCTTCGGAGTGTTGTCGGATCTTTCCAGACAGCTTCCTCATAGCACATTGAAAGAATTGCACGGGCTTTTTCGTAATGAGGACTCATACCAATGCCCCCTTCAAAATATCATTAATGTCTTTGTTCGGAAGATTGATGCGGACGCATCGCTCGCCTAGCCGAGTCATTATTTCTGCGGCGGCAAGCTCACCCTGCTCGTCCATGTCGGTAGCTATCAAGATGCGCTCAAAGCGACTGAGATTATCGTATTCGTTCTCAATCCACTTGGTCTGCTTTGCTCCCTTGCCCCCACCAAATGGAACGCTCAGAGCGGGGTATCCCAGCTCACTGCATGCAATCGCATCCCATTCGCCTTCGACGAGCCAGACCTCTCTCGCGTTGTCGGGCATGCAATGCCACCCATACAAAATAGGCTTCAGGTCTTTCTGAGTTGCCGGATTGCCGTCATGGTTGATCGGCTTCGTTTTTAAAAACACTAGCTCACCGGAGGCATCGTAGTACGGAAACACCACATCTGAACCACGGTGTGACGTAGTCTCATAGATCTTCCACTTGAAGCAAATCTCGCCAACGTCTCTAAATCCACGACCTTCCATGTAGCCGTGCAGCAATTGCGAGCTACTCTGCTCTGGCAGATTGGGAAGTTGGAAGGTCTTTTTTTCTACCGCGCTAAACTTTTTGGACTGTACGTTATCGCGTACATTAAATCGCTTCTTTGACCACTCCATCGCTTCGACAAGCGTTAGCCCCTTGGCATGTTGGATGAGATCGAGCATGTCCCCGCCCTCTCCTGTGGCAAAGTCCATATATTTGCCTGCTTGTTCGCCGTGCAGGTAGACCGACATTGATCGGCCCTTCTCGCCTGAGATCGAGCCGACTTTATAACAGCCGCTTTCAATTTTGCCATCAGGAAATAGCTCTTGGCAGATGCCGCTCGCGTGATCACCGAGCTGTCGAGATAGCTCTCGAATGTCGATCACTTCACTGCACCCATAAGATCATCATGCCGAGTGTCATTCTTGAACTGCCCTAACACCTCCCAAGTGACATCCCCAATTTTCTGCCAGTCTCGGCTAATCGCGAAAGATACGACTGCCCCAACATCAAACCCTGCGCCTGCGATCAGCTCAAAGTCTTTGGTTTGTCGAGTCAGCATCGAAGCCGTTGGTCTTCGGCCAGAGTTTTTAAGGATCTTGTGTTCCCACCACTCCTGCCAAACCGCTTGACGAATATATTCTGGGGAAGCCGCGAATAGCTCTTTCTTCCATGATTGTTTTTCTTTCCTATTGTTATTCTTACTTATAGTATTTATTTGATCTGGAAAACTGGGATCTGAAATACTGGGATCTGGAATACTGGGATCTGGAATACTGGGATCTGGAAAATCCCGATCTAGTGAGACGCTGTCAAAGACATCCCAATCCCAATTTGCTGTTGCGGCCCGCTGATTTGGTCGGGCAATGTATCCAGCGGTCACAAGCTCCCTAGTGATGCGCGTTATCTTGCTGTCTCCGACACCAAATACCTTCTGAAGCTGTCGATTTGTGACTTGCCAATCTTCTTTATGTGAAAGCAAGTAGGCAAGAACACCCAGAGCTTCAGGTGAAATGCCGTCACTTCGCGCCTCCGAAGCCTTATTTGTGCCGCGCAGGAGCGAATTTGGGATTGTTGTAAAACTTTCGTGGGGGTAAGATGCGCGTCTGAAAATCATTTAGCTTCCTTGTGATCTAATCTGTGTGAGTTAATTGAATGTATTGGTGTATTATCTATGCATTCGAACATGAAATCAAGAAATAATTGCATAACAGATGTTTTGCAGGCCTAACGAAAAGAACACATTTGCATAAGTGCAGTAGAAAGAGGTACACTCCCGTAATTAAGACCTACCCATCAGAACAAGGAGCGAACAATGGTTGAGCATGATTTAGACGAAAAAATTACGAAACAGCAGCGATCCCTTATCATCAACGCTGAACTTGAGTCAGCGGGAATCCCGACATGGGGGCGAGCGAGCAGACTGGCAAGCGATCTAGGCGTTTCACCTGCAACAGCCTCAGGCTGGCTTACGGGTTGCCTGCCACGCGATTGCGTAGCGCTTCTCAGATTCTGTAATTTGTACGGCATTGATAGTAATTTGTGGGTCAACGGGGTAAGCAGCGGAGATACACTCTCGACCGACAAAATTGCGCGGCTGTGTAAGATTTTAAAAGATTACGAGATTCAGAAGGATACAACCTTGTCGCCTGACAACTTTGCAAAACTGATGGTCATGCTGTATCAAGAAGAAGATAAGACTGAGTTTCTTTTAGAAAATGTCGGGATGTTTCTCGTCGAGTAACTGCAAGTCAACCGCACCACTTTTGTTCGCTGGATCTTTCTAGCAGACAAGCACATCTATTAATAACTTTTTTTTGGCCTTCTTAAAAAAACATTGCCACAAATTGCAGATAGTGATGGACAGCTTCTTTTTTGTGTGAAATTATAGATTTCTGAATTGAATTTATGCAAATGCATGAGTTCATCCGGTGACGTAAAATTTTTTAGGTCAAACGCGGAGAAATAATACATGAGCGATACCACAGTGCCGATCCCTTTCGGATCCCCCTTAGTCAAAAATCTCGGACATGCAAATCAGCATCGTAACAAGCATGACTGGTCTGGAAAAATGACGTTCGGAGCCGAAAAAGACTTAGTAACTCACCTTAAAAACATACGTTTTGGATACTTCAAACCGCAGTGGCGGGAACATTATTACTTGAAGACTCCTGCTATGCAGGAATTTGCAGCGTTAACCCTTCGGCTCGGAGTTCAGGGCTGGCATCAGCGCAGGTGCTTAAAGCTTTGGGCGACATTACCTAGCCGGAACGGCGTAAAGACGTTATTTCAAGATGGGATTGACAGAAAAAAATTCAGTGTTCCGGTCGCTCCAAAGCTGGACTCTTCAAATCAGGAATGGATGGAGCTGCTTGAGAGCTTTCAAAGCTGGGCGTTCGAAAATGGTCACTCACGATTAGATTTAGTTGCAATGCAGAAAAACGAAGATGCCCTCGCCGTAGCTGCTTTAAAAAAGGCAAACATACAAAACAAGAAAAATGTTAGCCCGCTTTTTAAATCCACTTAATTACATAGAATTACTACTTATGCATTGTAATTACCTCTTTAGATTGTTAAGATATCGTCTTAGCAAACTGAAGAGACGATTACATGGAAGCGCTGACGAAAGCACATATCTGGAATACCCTTTCAAAAATTGATGTAGCCCCCCTCTGCACCGAAACAGAACATCTAAGCGATCAAATCCTAAAATATCTCCCGTGGATGCAGGCTCACGAATTAATGATGGGTGTCTTTCCCGAATATTCGTGGGAATTTAGTGAAGACCAAGCTGGTCGAGAAGTGCATTATTTTGACGATGGTAGTGCTGAAGTCCGATGTCGGATGACCATCGGCACTCACACTGTGATCACCTACCTGCCCGTTCATCGATCTGGCATTGCTATCAAAGCTCCGACAGCGATGGACATAAACACAGCCAAGCAAAGGGCTAGAGTAAAAGCCTTAGGAGAATTTGGTCTAGGCTATACGATGTGGCTCAAAAAGCCTGATCCTGTCTTTGCCGTTCCCACCGAGATGCCTGAAGTCACTGAAGCACAGATGATAGAAGATCTGTGGCTGACAACGAAAATATTGGAAGCCACAAATAAATCAGCGGGACAAAAAATCTTTAAGCGCTTTACGGATGGATTGCGAAATCGCGGATGGGAAGACCAGAACACCACGCGCTGGGAAGAGGTCTGCCAAGCAAAAGGCTGGAGGGCCGAGAAGTGAGCCTCGCTATTCAGGGATCACCTGAGTGGCATTTAGCGCGAGCCGGTTTGATCAAAGCATCGGTTTGCGCTGCCCTCGAAGGCAAGCATCCTTACATGAAGCCTTCTGACTTGGTTCGCCAAGAAGTCAGGGCGTTGTCGGGCGCGGAGAGCGAATTCACGATGGTTCCGGCGGTGGCTCATGGCCAGATGATGGAAGACCATGCCCGTATCTTTTTAGAAAAGCTCCAAGATTATACGGTTGAGGAAACGGGTCTTGTCATTCACCCCAAGTATGATTTTTTAGCGGCCTCGCCAGACGGGTTGATCGGTTTAGAGGGCTGTATTGAAATTAAATGCCCGTACCCAAAATACACCAAAGAACCTTACTCCATCTTCAGCCCCAAGCGCTCGATGTATCTGATGCAAGTCCACATGCAAATGGAATGTTTGGATGTCGATTATTGCGATTTTATTTGTTACTTAGCCGACTCCCCCACTGCCGAGCCTCAGTACA